GAAGGACAGCGTCAAGACGCCCTGGCTTCAATCCTTAGACCATCCGGTCGCCAAGGCGATGATCGCTGCCAAGAAGTTCAACAAGCTGCGCACGACGTTCGTGGAGTCCATCAGGACGCACGCCATCGGTGACCGCATCCACTGCACGCTGCGCCAAGGTATCGGCGAAGACGACAGCGGCGACGAGGGTGGCGCACGCTACGGTCGACTTTCCTGCAAGGCTCCGAACCTTCAGCAGCAGCCCGCACGTGACCCGGAGATCGGCCCGAAGTGGCGCAGCATCTACCTGCCCGACGAGGGCGGCAGCTGGTGCAAGGGCGACTACTCCAGCCAAGAGCCCAGGATCACTGCGCACTACGCATCCGTCTCGAAGAGCCCCGGCGGTGATGAGATGGTCGCACGCTACGTCGAGAACCCGCGGCTGGACTATCACCAGACGATCGCCGACATCATGCACCAGCCCCGCAAGCCTTCCAAGACCATCGGCCTGGGCCTGAACTACGGCATGGGCGAGGGTAAGCTTTGCGACAGCCTGGGCCTGCCCACCGTGGTGAAGTCATTCAAGAAGCGCAACGGCGAGGTCGTCGAGTACCTCGCTGCCGGTCCCGAAGGTAAGGCGCTGCTCCAGCAGTACCACAACGCCGTGCCCTATGCGAATGACCTGTCCGAACGAATGAAGAAGAAGGCCAGCAAGGTCGGCTTCGTACGCACCTGGGACGGTCGCCGCTGTCGCTTCCCTAAGATCTGGCAGGACGGCAGGCAGATCTACGGCGACACCCGCAAGGCGATGTCGCGAGTGATCCAAGGCACGGCCGCAGGTCAGATGCGTAAGGCCATGGTCGACGCAGACGCAGCTGGGCATAAGCTCCAGATCCAAGTCCACGACGAACTGAACAAGACGAGCGGCAGCCACGCCGACGGCAAAGAGATGACGCAGATCATGGTCGACGCCATGCAGCTACGCACCCCGATGGTCGTCGATATGGAGTGGGGCCCGTCATGGGGTGAGCTGGAGGTAATCGAATGAAACGACGAGGCAAGTGCAATAAGCTGGCCAAGCAGAAGGCCCGAGACAAGCGCGTGAAGGCTAAGAAACGAGCCAAGCGTCAACGCAGCGCGAAGTTCGCGAAGCAGTCGAAGCTCGTCTCCGACTGGGCACGCGAGCGTCAAGCTACTACCGACTTCGCAGTCTTCACCAAGCCCGAGGGGGGAAAGTGGCAGCTCGAATTCAACAGCCCGAACGAGGAGTGCCGCGACACGGCATTCGCTATTCTCGAACAGCGAACAGACATACAGATCCGCAGGGTAAATATATGAGAGAACGCGAAGAACGCTGGGACGCCCGTTTTATGGAAGTCGCCAAGCTGGCAGCCACGTGGTCGAAGGACCCGTCCAAACAAGTCGGCGCGGTGATTGTCGACTCGACTCGACGCATCCTGGGCACCGGATACAACGGCTTCCCCCGAGGAGTCGATGACGCCTGGGGACGCTACGCTGACAGGGAGGTGAAGCTGTCCATGGTAGTCCATGCAGAGCTGAACGCCATCCTGAACGCGCACGCATCCCTGGAAGGTGCCACCATCTACGTGACGGCCCCGCCGTGCTCCGAGTGCGCGAAGGCCATCATCCAGTCCGACATCGAGCGCATCGTCTGGTGCGGCAGCCTACACCTGTCCGAACGCTGGGCCAAGTCCCTGGAAGTGTCCATGCTGATGCTCGACGAGGCAGGCATCGACGTCGAGATCCGATGAGCGAGGCAGCACTCTGGAACATGATACGCAAGCCCCTGCGACCGCTGGACCCGCAGCGGATCGAGAACCGCGTGGGTAAGGGCACGCCCGACGTGAACTACATCGGCGGGTGGATCGAATTGAAGCAGCAAGACAACTGGCCCAAGCGACCGACCACGAAGGTGCGGCTGGACCATGACCTGACGAAAGAGCAACGCATCTGGCTGCGCCGTCGCGAGAAGAAAGGCGGCACCGCTTACGTGCTGCTGCAAGTTTCCCGCGACTATTTATTGCTTTCTGGCGGTGATGCGGCTAGTCTTATCGGTGAAGCAACACAGGCAGAACTGCGCGAAGCCGCGATTCATGTCTGGACCTCCGCAACCCTGAAGGAAAACATCCTCGAATGCTTACGACAAAACAATTGACACCCGGCGAGCGTCTGCTGATTCAGCGCCGACGCACCGCCAAGAACCAGACCGAGGCCGCAAGGTTCTACGATCTTTCCGACTGGCAATACCGCCAGTGTGAGGCCGACGAAGCCCGCACCATTCCCGCCCCTCCCCTCGGCAAACTTCGACCGCATGAAGCCTGTATGATCATGCGCCGCCGTGCAGGAATGAAGCGCACCGAACTGGCTGCGAAGATTGGCGTCTCCGGCTGGTGGCTGACGCAGATGGAACGTGGACAAGTCCCTGCTAAACGTCTCGTGGAATTCTGGTCCTGAATATGACTCACTCAACTGCCGCATCTGTCGCGTTCCTCCAGACCATGCACCCGCATGACCTCTGGCTCGTGAACGCTTTCCCCGTCGACCGCTCCTCCGATCTGAAGCCCGCCGCGGCTACCTTCGAGATGGGCGAAGAAGAACAGCTGACCGCTTTCCTGGAGTCTGTCTCCGGTGGCGGTTACAATGTCTACTTCTCCGTGAACCCGCCCGTCGGTCGAATGGGGAAGAAGGCCCAGCGCACTGACATCGAGCGGATGACCTACCTGCACGTCGACCTGGATCCTCGCGCAGGTGAGGATCCCGACGCAGAACGTCGACGCATCCTGGACCTGTTGACGGTTCGGCTGCCCGAGGGTGTACCGAAGCCCACGGTGGTCGTCGACTCCGGTGGAGGGTACTGGGGATTCTGGCGTCTCGACGATCCGGTCCCGATCGAGGCAGACGAGGCCAAGTACGAAGAGGCCAAGCTCTACAACCTCCAGCTGGAGCTGCTCTTCGGTGCAGACTCGTGCCACAACGTCGACCGCATCGCGCGGCTGCCCGGCACGGTCAACTACCCGAACAGGCAGAAGCTAGGCAAGGGCCGAGTCGCACGTCAGTCGGAAGTGGTCGAAGTGAACGCCGTCAGCTATCCGCTGGCAGCCTTCACGAAAGCCCCGCAGCTGGCACCGGCCACGTCTGGATTCTCTTCGGGTAAGACTGTCGAGATCTCCGAGAACGTGGAGCGCGTGCAGGACCTGGAGAAGGAGCTGCCCGCAAGTGTGCCCGCGTGGTGCAGATGCGTGATCGCCCAAGGTCGTGACCTCGACGACCCTACCCGCTTCGCCAAGCCCGGCAACCCCGGCGAGATTGACCGCAGTGATGCGCTCTTCTACGTGGTCTGCGAGCTGGTGCGAAATGACGTCTCCGACGACATGATCTACGCGATCATCACGGACCCCGACTGGGCGATCAGTGCATCCGTGCTGGATGGATCAAACGGCCGAGGCACCCGCTACGCTCGCAGGCAGATCGAGCGTGCCCACGAGTTCGCTGTCGACCCGCAGCTGGCCGACCTGAACAACCGGTACGCCGTCGTACAGAACGCAGGCAGCGGCCGATGCAAGGTGATCTACGAGGACCCCGACAGCGGGCTGCTGGTATATCAGTCCCCTGCTGACTTCAAGCTCTTCTACGCCAACCAAGTCGTGGAGATCCCCACGGCCAAGGGCGCGATGCAGATCCCCCTGGGCAAGTGGTGGTTCGAGCACAACATGCGCCGCAGCTTCCGTAGCATCGCATTCCAACCCGGCGCAGAGGTGGGATCTAACGTCTATAACCTCTGGCGCGGTTTCGCATACGACGCAGTCCCCGGTGGATCCTGCGACCTATACCTGGACCACGTGCGCGAGGTCATCTGCGCAGGCGATCAGGTGATCTATGACTACCTGATCAACTGGATGGCCACCGCCGTGCAGCAACCCGACCAACCTGGACACACCGCCATCGTCCTCCGAGGATCGCAGGGTGCAGGCAAGGGTACATTCGCGAAGACTTTCTCCAGGCTCTTCGGGCAACACGGTAAGCAGATCACCGACGCCAAGCACCTGACCGGAAACTTCAACGCACACCTGCGCGACTGTATCGTGCTCTTCGCTGACGAGGCCATCGCCGCAGGCAACAGCAAGAACGAAGGCGTGCTGAAGGCGTTGGTCACCGAGGAGTCGATGCTGGTCGAGGCCAAGGGCGTGGACTCCACGGTCGAGCGCAACTACCTGCACGTGATCATGGCATCGAATGCTGACTGGGTCGTCCCCGTTGGGCTTGACGACCGCCGCTTCGTGATGCTGGACGTCTCCAGCACGCACGTGATGGATGCGAACTACTGGTCCGCACTGAATGCCCAGCTGCGCGCCGGTGGATACGAGGCCCTGCTGCACTTCCTCCTGACGCGCGACCTGACCGGCTTCGACCCGAGGACCCGACCGACGACCGACGCACTCCAGGACCAGAAGCAGCGCAGCTTCGAGCCCATGGCGCAGTGGTGGTATAGCGTACTTCAGGAAGGCGATGTCGCAGAGCACCCGCTGACCGACGGCCTATGCTATCCCAGTTCCAGCCTTGCCTACGAGTACAACGTCACCCGCAATTCCAACGAGCGCGTCAGCGTCTACGTCATGCGGTGCTTCCTTGAGAAGGCCATGCCTCGAACATTCAATGCCCGGCAGATCACACAGCGCGAGGTCGACGAGCATAAGCTGCCCGAGCCGCAGCGTCATCCGTATACCGGCGAAGTCAAAGACACCGTGCGCCCGACGGTCTTCGATCTGGCCCCGCTGGCCGAGCTGCGCGAGCAGTTCGACGACACGCACGGCGGCCCCTACGAGTGGGCAGAACCTAGGAAGATCGACGCACCCGAGCAGGAGGTATTCTAGTGGCAGCCAAAAAAGAACCGAAGCTGAAGCTGCGGACATCCTACCCCGCCGACCTGCGCAAGCAGGCCAAGGCCGAGGGTAAGGGCGTGATCACCGTCTCGATCGAATTCCCGAATGGAGACAGGGAAGAAAGACAAATGACAGGAAACGCAAAAGAGTGCCGCTTCGCCCGCTGGGCTGGGGTAATCTTGAGTGAAGCAAAAGTGAAGGACCTACTGGACCTCGAAGAAATCGTCCGCGATGCACTCGAAAATCAGTAGGGCTACACAAGAGGATTGAGTCCCTCACCGGGGGCCGGACGTTGGCAGGCGTCCGGCCCCCACCTTTTTTCTGATATTCTTCTTGCCTTTCTGCGCGAACGGGGTATAGTTCCGACGTTATGGACCTGTATCACCGAGGACTGTATATCACCTGCACCGTCACGCCCCACGTGGCTGCGACGTGGCTCCAACCTGCCGAAGGCGGCGAGGTGGAGGACGTCGAGTGGGAGGTCGACGACATCGTCGAGGTCCTGGAGTGGCTCGAACTACCGACCGCACGGCTCGACTGCATGGTCATCGGGTTCTACAAAGTAATGGGTAGATTACCCAAAAGCGTGGCCGACCTTGTCGACCGCGACTTCAATATAACCGAGGCAGCCGAAGAGGCTGCCGCCGAATGGAGACCCGACGATGAATGACTGCACCTGGACAATGAAAGACGACGCCGCGCTGAAGCGTATGCGCCAAGATGGTACACCGCCCTCAGTGATCGCCAAGCACCTGGGCCGCACGCCGAGCGCGATCTGCCAGCGAGCTATCAGGCAGCTGGGCCTGCCGCCGCTTCGCGCACCGAAGCGATTCTGGAACGACGCCGACGTGGCCAAGCTTCGCGCACTCTTCCCGACGACGCGAGTGCCTGACATCGCCGAACAGCTGGGCCGCACCGAGCAGTCCACGCGAGACCGAGCGAAGAACGAAGGACTCTACCGCAGGGACTATCCGCTATGATGTCCAACGAAGACATCCAGCTGTTCCTGTCGATGAAGGGTGGATACGGCGACAAGGCGGTCATCCACGATGACGGCTCCATGGCCATCGACCCGCGTGCAGTGGGCCTACCTTGGGTGAACCTACTCTGGTGGATCCAGTATTCGTTTTTCCGCACAGGTAGCTACTATAGAATGCCCGGCGAGACCATCTACATCCCGGCCATCGTCGACATGACGAACGTCAACCCGCAGGGCGCTACCGCCACTGGGCGGATCGCAGGGCATGACAATAAACTGGAGAAATAACTTGCCTTTCCGCGAGAGTGGGGTATACTGCTGGCATGAATGAAACCAACAACGCGGGGACGCGACTCCTCGCCAAGAAACGCTTCACGAAGCACGTCATCGGTCGCTTCATCTTCGAGTCACTCAACGAGCGGCACGGTCTTGAGGTGGGCATCCTGTCCGCCGAGTGCCTCACAGTGGGCTGGGCCGACGAGAAATACGGCAATGGATCCTTCAAGGTCTGGCGGGCCCAGGTCGCAGACCGAGGATCGGTGAGCACTGTATTCGTGACCATCAGTCGCGACTTCGCTGGCAACCCTTGCCGCGTGGAGGTGAGCTGATATGATTCTCACCAACGTGCAGCGCATCTTCGAGGCAGCATCCAAAGACCCTGGACGCTACGCCACCAACGCCGTCCAGTTCACCGTCGAGAACGGCATCGGCTTCGCTACGGCCACCAACGGCAGGCAGCTGGTCCGCATTCAGGTCGTCATGGAGGACACCGACAACCTGGGCGCAGGCATCCTGCTGTCCGCCGCGGACCTACGCTCTGGTTGGGGCCGAGGCAAGGGCGACCGCGTCCTCTCCTTCGACGGCGTCTGGAAGCTCACCGTGGGCAATCAGGTGTCAATCATCGCCCAGATCGACGGACAGTTCCCGCTCTTTCACAACGTGATCGCCGAACCGTCCAACGCCCGGCTGATGACCTTCGACGTCGACCTGATGATCGCCATCTCCAAGGCCGTCGGCACCAAGTCGCTGACCTTCGAGGTGCCCGAGTTCACGACCCGGAGCGGCGTACCTGGGCAGCAGGTCACCGATCCCATCCGAATCCGCCTAAATGGTACGGGATCTGACGAAAACCTGGGCGTGATGATGCCCATCGTGGTAGAATAAAGCATCGGCGGCTCCGGCCGCGGGTTCTTCATGACAGGGGCGTCGGGGTGGTTCCCGGCGCCCCACTTTCGTGCGCACTGAAATTTCAGTAAACATGAAAACGAAAGATTTCCGAAATTCTGCTTGCCTTTCCGCGAGAATGGGGTATAGTATCACCGTCATGAAAAACACCACTATGCTATCCATCGCAGCCGAAGAGCTGACCACCGCCCGCACCGTCCTCGCCAACAACGACGAGGCCACCAGCCGCTTGTCCCTGGTACGCTTCGAGCTGTCCAACCGGATGACCCGTGCCGCTGGCATGGCCCACGTCGGCGGCCCCAAGATGGGACTGGTCAAGCTGTCTGTCGCGATCTTCACCGATCCCCGCAACGCCGACACCGCCGAGAAGGAACTGCGCGACACCATCCGCCACGAGCTGGCCCACATCGCCGTCGGCCCCGGCCATGGCCACGACCGCACCTGGAAGCTGACCGCGATGCTCCTGGGCGACTCCGGCGACCGCTGCCACACCATGGCCGTCACCGTCAAGCGCCGCGAGCGTTTCGACTTCGAGCTGTCCTGCTCCTGCTGCGGCCACGAGATCGGCACCATCCGCAACCGCACGACGGTCACCAAGTGGGCAGGCAACCGCCGCACCCGCTGCTGCCGAGCACCCATCGTCGCCAAGAAAGTGGCCCGCCAGAACTAAATCGAAAAAGGGCTCCAGATCCCTGGGGCCCATACCGAAGAAGGGTATATGAAAGCTATCAAGAAAATCATCAGCGTGACCGACACCCGCACCTGGATCGAGGACGGGGACCGCTGGATCGCGGTCGCTGGCTCCGGTACGACGCTCCAGTGCGCTGCATGCGGCCGCGACCATGAGATCCATGCCACAGTCCTGCTGGAGGACGAAAGCGTCGCAGTGGTCGGTACAGGCTGCGCCAAGGGCGAATTCTCCAAGAGCATGCGGTCCCGTGCGACGAAGGCAAAGACCACCGCACGCAAGGCCGCCCAGATCGCCGAGGCGAAGGTGAAAGCCGCCGAGGCCCGCGAGATCATCGCGCTGGTCGAGATCATGGACCCGCCCGAGGTCGAGGTCACGGTCACCGCGACGGGCCTGGAGATGTTCCGTATGGGCACCGCGACCGTCTGGTCCCGCGACGGCCTAACCGAGGAACGGGCCAGCACCCTGACGAAAAGCTGGCGACGCGCGAAGGCCCGCGAGATGGGCGCGCCTGACCTCTTTTCCCTCCTCTCCCTGATCCGAGTTCTCGAAACGGGAAAGCTCTAAAATAAATCGCACGTAGAATTTGCCTTTCCGTGAAACCGGGGTATAGTATCACCGTCATGAAAAACACCACCAAGCAAGAAATCACCGCCCGCTGCGCATACTTCGGAGCCAAGGCTCGCTTCTACGGCGAGACCCTCCACCTCGACTTCCTGGGCGGCACTTGGCCCAACAACACCGAAGGCTTCGACCTTGATGCCCAGCTCGCCGAGGTCCTGTCCTGGGAAGGCTACGAGGTCACCAAGCTGGTCTGCAAGAACTACACCCTGGTCGCTCCTCGCTTCTCCACCGATCCCAGCGCCTTCGACCTCTCCGGCGAAGCCTACGACGCCCAAAAGGAGACCATCTAATGAAGTCACCCTGGACAAAATTCTGCGCTGGCTGCTACCAGCACACCGCGGCCGACGGCCGCTTCCTGGAGCTGCGCTCCGCCGCCTTCGAGACCGAGGGCGAAAGCTCCGAGCGCGCCTGGGTCCTGCACTGCTGGGATACTGAGGGCGATCAGTTCGGCCCCTCCGACAGCTACTGCTGCCACTACCCGAGTCTGAAATTCGCAAAACGAGAAGCTTTGCAAATGATTCAAGATTGCCCCCTGGACGCACGATAAAGAAACCATGAAGCTCAACATCACAGCAAGCTGCCACACCGGCACCGAAGTACTCGCAACCGCCCGCACCCTGAAGAACCTCGCCAAGCGCCTGGAGCGCGACGCCCAGCTCTGGCGCGACATGGGCTGGGAGTGCTTCCGCCTGACAGGCTTCACCGCCGAGGACGCGCAGGCCGCAGTCCGCAACCGCGACGTGACCGTCGACGAATACCGCACGCTGCTGGCGCAGCTGCCCAGCAAGACCGTCTGATGTTTACCAACCTGACACCCGACGCCCAGGCCCACGCATACCGCGTGGCGTCTCTGGTGCCCCACACGATGCGCACCGTCGCGCTGCTGCACGATGTCCTGGAGGACACCGACGTGAGCCTGGAGGACTTCCAGCGGGCCCACGGGGCCCACGTGATGCGCAGCGTGCTGGTGCTGACTCGCACGAAGGCCGAGACGTACATGGGATACCTCGGCCGCGTGGCCCGCAGTGGGGACAACACCGCGGTGGCCGTGAAGCTGGCCGACCTGCGCGACCACCTGACGCAGCTCGAAACCCTGAAGCCGAGTCTCGAAAAGAGATACAAGAAAGCTTTCGCTTTTCTTCTCCAGTCCTGACGGACCACGGCCGAAGAAGGGTATATGAAGAAAGTAGTACGCACCGCACTGACCGTCGCCGCACTGGTCACCCTCCACGCCCTGATGCCTCTCGTCGCTCACCTCCTTACCTTCCTCTCCTAGTTATGAAAGCCAAAATCGAAAAATTCATCCACGACCGTTTCGACATGGTCTACACCGACGCCGTCCTCGTGGTCGACGGAGAGATCAAGATCTCGCTCCAGACCGACCTGCCGCTCTGCTACTACGATGACCTGCCCGGCCTGGATCGGTTCATGGTCGACATGGAAGAAGCCCTGGACGTGCGCGTCGAGCTTTGGAACGCCGACTACCTCGAAGTCTACGCAAATTGAGACACTGGATAAAATAAATCGCACGTAGAGTTTGCCTTTCCCCGAAACCGGGGTATAGTATCACCGTCATGAAAAACACCGACCAACAACTCAACGACCTGATCGACGCGCCCCGTCTCCTGGACAACCGTTTCGACGGTCACCTGCTCTTCGAGTCCGCCAGCGAGTCTTTCGCCAGCCTTGAGGTCATCGCCTGGGACGGCTCCATGGGACTCGCCCAGAGCCGCAACACCGGCTACACCGTCGCCTTCACCGTGACCGGCGACGCCAAGCCCCTGAAGAAGCGAGGCTATCAGGCCGAGCTGACCGTCGACGTCCGCGAGATCGAGACCGTCGCCAACAGCGAGGGCGTGATCCTCGGCGCGCTGGGCGAGTCCCGCGGTCGCGGCTGGAGGGTCGTAGCATGAAGCGCCCGAGGGACAGCCAACGCTCGAAGCTCTACAAGTGGGAGCTTGAGAAGCTGAAGTCGGAGGACCTGATCGGGCCCGAGGACAATACGCCGCTGGGCGAGGCAGGAGCGCAGAAGCTCGTGCGCGAGACCTGGGCAGCCTACTGCCCCGAGCTGGGCGACCCGCCGACCGTGCGAGTCATGAACAACCGCGGCCGCGGCTGTGGAGGTTCTAAGAAGATCCTGCTGTCAGGCTGGTACAAAACGACGCAGACCCGCTGGTATGTCCTGCACGAGCTTGCGCACTCCATCACGCTGCGCAGGAAGTTCTCCGGCGCGTGGCATGGGCCCGAGTTCGCCGCGCTCTACGCCAACCTGCTGCACCGATTCACGACCGCCAACCGCGCCAAGATCGTGGGCTCCATGCGGAATAGTCGTCTCAAGGTGGGAAAGTAGAAAATAGGGTTCAGATCCATGGCCCCCTTGCCGAAGAAGGGTATATGGAAGCAATCAACCGCGCACGACTGGCCAACGAACTGGGCCGCATGACTAACGACGAGATCATCTGCACGCTGGCCAGCACCGACGACGCGCTGACCCAGGAACTGGGCGTCCTTGTCCTGCGCATCCGAGGCATGGAAATCAGCCAAGCCGCATAAAAAAAGAAAACGGGCTCCAGATCCCTGGGCCCACTGCCGAAGAAGGTACTATGAAGAATAACAGCGCGCGCATCACATACAAGAAACTCGTCGACGACGACGGCGACCGCTACTACAGCGTGAACTTTGACGGCGAAGTGATCGGCCACGTGTCACGCGACGACGACGTCCTGGCCGGGGACTTCGGGGCATGGCGTGGGAGTGCTGGCGTCGGCGACACGCGAGCGCACGCCGCCGAGCAGATCCTCGAAAAATTCCAGGCCGCAAAATAAATCGAAACAGGCTCCAGTTCCTGGGGCCCCCTGCCGAAGAAGGTACTATGAAGAACATCACTAACCTGCAAAACGACGCCCGCATCTGCTCCTACCGTGACGACGTCTACAACGCCGACGTCGTGAAGGGTGTCAGCATCCGCATCCACGGCGTCGATGCCAACCGCGTGGGCGGGCCCCGCGACTTCGACCGCACCTTCCGCGTCGGCGAGCGCGCAGTATATGACAGCTACAACCTCGTCTACACCGGCGCCATCCTCTCCATCACGGAGAAGACCGTCACCATCGACGCCGACAGCACCGGCCAACGCACGAAGCGCCTGCCCTTGGCCGTCTTCGTGAAGCGCAACTACGGCCGCAGCATGGAAGAGATCGACGCGCACAACGCTACGGAGTCCCAGTGCATCTAATCCAGCGCGCAGCCTGGGCCCTGCTGGGGATCCTGACGGGTCCCTTCCTGCTGGCCTGGGCCTACTGGGCGCACTGGAAGAGGAAGATCTAAAAACGAGACACCGACCAAAATAAATCGCACGTAGAATTTGCCTTTCCCTGAAACCGGGGTATAGTATCACCGTCATGAAAAACACCGCACAGAACACCATCAACGAAGCCGCTGCCGCTTCCCGTTTCTTCCGCTCCCAGCTCACCGCACTCAAGGTCGACGGCCGCTACGGCCGCAGCGTCGACCTCCTCCCCGAGGCCGCCATGGTCATCGCTGACGCCGTCGAGTACTTCACCCAGCTGGGCGAAGAGATCGGCCACGATACCCAGCTCGGCAGCAACGGCACCCCGGCGACCAACGCCGCAGCCTACGCCCGCAAGGCCCAGTTCCTGACCGCCTAAAAATAAATCGAAAAGGGCTCCAGATCCGGGGGCCCCCTGCCGAAGAAGGTACTATGCAAAACATCAGCTACACCGCCAACAAACTGAACCTCGCCGACATCGACTCCATCGGGTTCTACTACGAGTGCATCAAACTGCGCGAGATGACCACGCCCGAGCTTTGCAAGAAGGCTATCTACGCCATCCGTCGCGACGACTCCAACTACCGCGACAGCGCGACGGGCGAGTACCACTGGTTCTACTCCCGCGAGCACATGCTCAAGGCAGCCGAGCGCAAGATCCGCGCCCTGGACAATAAGTTCCGCAAGCTGTCCGCGAAATAAATCGAAAAAGGGCTCCAGATCCTGGGGCCCATTGCCGAAGAAGGGTATATGAAGAACAACAAAGCAGCCACCGACCTCCTGAACAGCATCGCCCGCGAACTTGGAACCAACCGCGAGGACACCATCGAGCTGGCCATCAAGATGCTGGGCTCCGAGGGCCTGACCGCCCGTCAGGCTGTCGACTTCATCCTCGGCGACGGTGCATACGACCGTCTCCTTCTGACCCGCATCGAGGCATAGAAATAAATCCAAGAAAGGACTTGCCTTTCCGGGAAACCGGGGTATAGTATCCGCGTCATGAAAAACATCACTACCACAAACGACGTCCGCGCAGCCATCGCTGCCGGTTTCACTACCAAGCAGGCCAAGAAGGACGCGACCGCCATGCTGACCCGCGCCTGGGGCCCGATCTCCCTGGCCATCCGCGAGACCGGCGTCTCACACTGGGATCTTCCCATGTACGCCCATCAGGTCGGCGCGAAGGTCGAGAAGATGGTCTCCGGCGAGCTGCTGGCCCGCGTGCAGGATCTGCGCGCAACCTGCGCCGATCTGAAGGCCACCGAGGTCACGAAGGTATCGAAGCGCATCGACGACACCAAGATGCGCGAGATGACCGCACAAGAGGCCACGACCGCGGGCATCGACTACATCGACATGAAGGGCGACCGCCGCGGCTACTGCTACTGCTGCGGCCGCATCGGGTTCAAGCTCGACAAGCACGGCGAGCTGTCCCGCCACGGCTACCAGCGTCCTGGCTGGGGCTACGACATCGGCGGCTGCTGGGGCAGCAAGAAGACGCCCGAGCGCACCCTGGACGCAGCCATCGAGTGGAACGGCGAGCAGATCACCAAGCTGACCGAGCTGCTGACCACTGACCTCTTCGCGTTCGCCATCGCCCAGATGCGTGGATCGGACAACGGATGCTACGGCTGGAAGCGACCCGGCAAGGCGAGCGCACTGCGCGCCATGCGTAACGGCCTGGAGCCCGAAGGCACGGGAGGCCCGAAGGAGTGGCGGCGCACGCTCGGTCGCGAGCTGACCCACCATATGGACGCACTGACTGCACTGGGCGAAGTGAAGCGAGGTATCTAATCAAGACAGGCGGCGGAAACTTCTAGGAGTTTCCGCTTGCCTTTCCGCGAGAATGGGGTATAGTCTTGGCGTTATGAAAAACACCGCAAACAACCTCCTCGCCGTCATCGGCGCATACGATACCCTCTCCGCTACTCCCTTCGCCCAGGCCGCAGGCTTCGAGAACGCTGTCGACGCATTCTTCGCCGACCACACCGACGAAGAGGTCCTGGCCTTCGAGCACCCGACCATGGGCCAGATCTTCGACGAGTTCGATGTCGCCGAAGTTCGCGGCATGAAGGAGGCAGC